TATCTGCAGTCCGTATGCCGGAGATGTCGAAAGCAACACTGCTGCCGCCAGACGTTACAGCCGTTTTGCGGTAGAGGCCGGATACATTCCCATCGCACCGCACCTGCTGTTTCCGCAGTTCCTTGACGACAACAAACCCAAGGAGCGTGATCTGGGTCTGTTTTTCGGGAATGCCATCCTGAGTAAATGCGCCGAGATGTGGGTCTTCGGTGACCGGATTTCCGAGGGCATGGAGGCCGAGATCAAGAGAGCAACTTGGAAGGGACATCGAATCCGCTACTTCAGCGAGACCTGCGAGGAGGTAATAAGATGAAATTCACTTTGTATCATGCCGACTGTCTTGAGATCCCCGGTAACTGCACCTACCCGCATAAGGTCGAGGTCACCGGCAAGGACTCTCTGCTTCAGGCAGTCACCAGCGATTACGTGTGCGCCGAGTATCAGGGCAATTACCGCAGCAACGAGAACTTTATCGGCTCAGACTGTTTGCCGGTTGATTGCGATAACGACCACAGCGACGATCCGGACGAATGGGTCTATCCCTCAGACGTCGCTACTGCTTTTCCCGGTGTTGCCTTTGCGGTTCATTACAGCCGCAATCACATGAAAGCCAAAGGTGGCAAGGCTGCAAGGCCGAAGTTCCACGTCTTCTTCGCCATTGACCGAGTTACCGAACCCGGCCAGTACAGCGAGATGAAAAAGCTGGTCAACACCATCTTCCCGTACTTCGACACCAAGGCACTCGATGCTGCTCGGTTCTTTTTCGGTACAAAGGACCCGGAGGTCGAAATCTTCGACGGCCCGATGACGCTGACTACCTTCCTTGCTGACGACGATTTTGACGCTAACATGGACTCCGGCAGCTATGGCGGCATCGTCATTCCCGAAGGCAGCCGCAACGCCACCATGTCCCATTATGCTGGACGCATCCTGAAACGCTTCGGCAATACCGATGAGGCACATAAGCATTTTGCGGAAGTGGCCGCTTACTGTCAGCCGCCTTTGGAGCAGTCGGAGCTCGACAGCATCTGGCGCAGCGCACAGCGGTTCTATGGGAAGGTCGCTGCACAGGAAGGATACATTCCTCCGGAGCAATACAATCAGGACCTTCAGCTCAAGCCATCCGACTATTCCGACGTCGGACAGGCCACGGTGCTGGCAAGAGAATATGAGGGAAAGCTCCGCTATTCACCCTCGACTGATTTTCTGGTCTACAACGGTCGGTTCTGGGAGGAATCCAAGCCCAAGGCTCAGGCCGTAGCGCAGGAGCTCACCACTCGCCAGCTTGAGGAGGCCGAAACCGAGATCAAGAAGGCAACCGACGAAATGATGAAAAACGGCGCATGGGAGCTGCTGGCATCGATGGGT